TCTTTGCCTTGCTTGAGCATACTGGAATAGAACTCTTGAGCTTCGGCGAAGTTATGTACTTTCTTTGTAGGAACGATCTGAAGATGTCTTACAAAGTGATTAGCCTTATCTTCAGAGTCCTGCTCGAACGGCAATTCGGTAAGATAAGCAAGAGCCGCCTTATATTCAGCAGTCATTTTCAAGAAACGATCTTTATAGCCGATCTTGCACTCAATACCTTCGAGGGCATATTCAAGCGGTACAGAATCCCAAATGACGATACGGGCGTAATACTCTTTCGGCATTGCTGTTCCAGAGAGAACAGAATTCAAAATGCCGTTACCTTCTTCTCTTGGCAGAACCATATCGTCTTTCTTGTTGAAGACCAACAACTCTCCATGAGACTGAGAGTCTTTAACAAGACCGAGCATCAGAACTTCTTGAGGAACATCAGGGAATAAAAGCTCGTACTTGAATCTATTGCCAGTGCGGGAATACATCTCAAGACCCTTGTCGGTGTTGTTCACGTTAATAAACATACCGTCGCATTTTTCTTGAGCAATGACGCCCTGACCCCAATTGATCTTTTCAAAAGGAACCTGCGACGGCAGACTACAACGCATATAAGGAATAATTGAAACCGCGTGAGCTTTCACTTTATTCAGTGTTTTTGCTCCGACTCCAACGCGCAAGTCTTTATCGACAATTCCTTTTAAGATTCTCTGAGCTTCTTTTGAACTGCCCCAATAAAGAGCAGAGAAAAGTTTTACTCCATCGTCAGTGTTTAAATTGATTTCACCGTTGTTAATTCTTGAACAAATATCGTCAATGGAATAACCACGAATTTTATCTGATTCTTCTTCTGGAATTAAATGCTCAGAGACGTTGTAATAATTGAAGAACGGATTTAAAGACAGATTAAAAACTTGCCACAGCGGTAAATAACTGTAGTTGTTTTTCAAAATCTCTTCTTTAACTTTTCTTGAGCCGTTTTCTGCTAATGAATCAAAAATCTGATTGATTTTCAAAACATCGCTGTCTGTAATCTTAGTGACGTTTTCCATTTTCTTTTTTCTCCCTTTTTTCTGCTTTTCTCAATTCTTGAAACATCATTCTTGATTCCCAGCTTGATCTATCAAAACCGCAGTAGGAAATGATGCCGTATTCACTTGGGGTGTGGTCGTTAAATTCTCGATCTATCTTTTGATTTATCGACTCACCGTCAAATTTGATGTTGTCGAAATTCATAATTACCTTCATAAGTAGTTAACTACTTATATTTTAATTTAAAGAAAGCAGGAATTTGATTGCTGACAATCTGTTGATAGGTACTGCCTCCCAAAATGCTTTGATGACTTCTTCGGGTGTGCATTCGTTAGGGTCTCGATCTTTCGGCAAAGTAGCGACACGCACCGTCAATCCTAGCTTTGCGACCTCTAAAGCGGCTTTCACGGCGTCTTTTAAAGCCTCAACTTCTCCGTCCCACATGAATGTGCAGACTTTAAGCCCTTTATCGCGCAGTTTTTTGAGGTAATCAATCTGGCCTCCGCTACTCAACGAAATGTGTTTTCCGAATGAAGCGACTGGAAGAACTTTGTTCAGTGCAGTTTCTTTCTTAAAAGCCTGTCTGATTGCAATGCAGTCAAAAACTCCTTCGCCGATCACAATCTGATCATGACCGTCAAAATTCCAGCCGTTGTAGAAGAGTGTTCCCGTTGCATTCAGTCCAGGCGGGAACAAATAACGTTTCGGGCTTTCTCCCGTATAGTCCCTTCCCTGAAAAGTCACTGTCTTTCCGTCAATGTCAAAGATCGGAATAATGATTCTTCCCGAATAGTCTTGATAACCGATATTGCCATCTGCTTTGCGGTACTGAAAGTAACCAGTTAGGCAGTCTCCAAGTTTGAAGTATTCAATCGACTCAAAAGTGATGTTTCGGTCATAGAGATATTTGGCGCTTCTAAAACCACTGCCGTGCTTTCTTATAGCGTCTGCAATGTCAATCATCTCGGGTATAAAAAACCGAGTGTTTTCAAATACATTCTCTTGAGCATGATTAACTTCTTTCTTTGGTCTCCAGCCCGTTTCTTCAGAGACGGCTTTGATGTGATCGACAACCTGTCTCTTAGAAAGATTGCCCAAATAAGCACTGATGAATTTCCACTTATTGAACTTGGCTTGACAATCACCATGAAAGCAGTTGCCAAGACCCGTTTCGGCGTTCAAATAAACTTTCCAATTTCCACCACCGCAAACAGGGCAAGTCTTAACGTTTAATTGAACGCCATGAGAACCTGTTGTTTTGCGGTATTGAATCCCTTCTCTATCAAGCCAATACTCAATATCAAGAGATTCAATAGCGTCGGCCAAGTCACTGTTGTACATTTTTCATAGCCTCTTTTAGAAGCAAGAACGCCGAAGACGAACCTTTGAACATTTTCTTTTCGTCTGGATGGCCGACTAATTCAGGATGATCTTTCAAATAATCTTCTTTTGCGTCATCAAAAAACTCTCTGCACAATGAAGACAGGTCTTTGATGGAAACTTCAGAATGTTTAGAGAGAACTGAATAAGCTCGATTTAATGTAAAGTAGCGCGCAAAGTCTTTTTGAATTCTTCCGATCTCACGTTCTTGATCAGTAACTTCAGCGCTTCTTCTTGAAGAATAACCTTCGATGCACTCAGAAAACTCTTTAGTTTTCCACTTAATCAGCGGGAGAATCCCACGTCCTTTTATATCAATATTGTGCAGAACGTAACCCTCTAATGCGCCATCAATCGACAATTGACTTCTTTTCGGAAGTTTGTCAATGTCGATTTCATAAAGTTGTATTGCCTCTCCTAGTATCGGTACAAAAAACTGTTTAGTCTCTGCTTTATTTATTTCAGAATACCAAGAGGCATATAGAAAAAGTTCCTTAATCGTAGCGTCAACCCAACGAAGAAGCTCGGGATTGTAGAAACTCAAACCGAAAAGTCTAATTTGCGGGGTTTTGTCGCCGTACCAAATTCTATGCAGAAGTTTGCTATTAATTAATTCTCCATAAATGACGAACTCTCGGAAATCTTGATTCCAGTCATACCGAAGAGCAACACGAAGAAATTCTAAGAACGGCTCGATCTTTTTC